ACCGTGGCGATCGCGGTTTGCCGGACGGCGTTGATCGCGTCGGTCACCAGATCGACGGGGATCCCCGACATTTCAAGCGTGATATTGGATGCCACCACGTCGGTGACTTCGGGGATAGTGCGAATGGTTCCCAGCCAGCCGATGCCGGTGAAGGCGCTCCCGTAAGGAAACGTAGATGCAGGATCATAAGGCGGCCCCGGCGCCGTGATCGAACCCAGCCCACTCCACAGGTAAACCGTTTCGGTGAGGAAGGCGATGCGGACCAGGAGCGCGGGTTGTAATTGGCCGGCAAGAGTCTGCGCCAGAACCGCCGGGCTCATGTTTCTGGGCATCAGACATCGCCTTTGCCGGACTCGCGCAATGCCGCAGCCGTCAAATTGCGCCACACCCGCTTCATGGTTTCGGGCATGGTCTTTTTTCCGCTGCCGGGCGCGGGCGCCCACTCCGGCTGCAGGTCAATCAGCGGCGAGGCCAGCTCGCGCATGTCTTCGAGAAAGCTGGCATACGCAGCCTGAGCACAGCGATCTAACTTTTCGTCAACACCGCTCTGGGTCACTGCCGTGGGCAAGGGCATATCGGCTCCTGCGGCGCGCTGCGCGGGCTGGACGCCCGCTCTGTTTTGGGATTGAGCTAAGAGCTAATAGCTAAGAGCTAGAAGCGGTTTTCAAATCGCCTCGCGGCACTTCATGGCAAAGTTGAAAGTCTTGGTTTTCATGGCGGCCGCCTCGCGGCGGTTTTCCGCGAGACGGAAGGTTCCCGTGGGATTGATCAGCACCAGCGGCGTGCCCGGGATCGGCGCTTCGCGCAGGTTGGGAAAAATATCCAGCGTGGCATTGCCGCCTCCGTCGCTAAAAAGCGGAAGCGGATTCACGTACTGATACAGCCGCGGAAACACGGCGCTGGCGCCCGGCGCCTCGCCCATCGTCCCCGTCGTCGAAGTGCCCTGAGCGAGCGCGGAAGCGGACTGCAGCGTGATGTTCCAACCCACTGAGCCCACAACGATAGGGCTGGTGATGACCTGGTAGGGGCCTCCATCAACCAATCCGGTCCCGGCCAGCCACACGTTCGCGCCGAAGGTGAGCCACGGAGGAACGACGCCGTTGCCCGCGATGGCGATGTAGTAGATACCGCTGATCAGCGTGCTTTGCAGCTCCGCGATGACTAGGGCATTCGGCGGGATGCCAAGGAAGTCTCCCGGCAGCAGGATGCCCGATTGCGTGGGCAGCCACGCGCTGGTGTGCAACTGATTGCTTCCCGCGGCATCGGCCCCGGTCGCCACTGGAACGCCGGCGAGAAGTCCCATCCCCTGCGGACCGGTCGCCAGCGGCGGTCCCCAGACGAAGGAACCCAGCTTGCCTTTCAACGCGCCGGCGAAGGCGTCGAGCGGGGCAAACTGCGCCCACGTCATCTCTGGCCATTCCAGATCCAGCTCCCACCAATTGTTCTGATACTGCTGCTGCTGCGCGCTGCCGTCGAAAGGCCCAATGACCTCGGCGATGGGATCGAACTTTTTCAGGTTTGCTTTGGCCGGCCCGGGCGTCGACGGGACCAGAATGTCCGTGCCCGGAAAGACGATGCCGGGACCGGCGCCGCCCGGACCGGGAATGTTGAGAGGGTAAGTGATCATTATCTTGAAAACCGCTGGAGCGCGGTTCCTCCGGGCGAAAGCCGTTTGGCTCCTGCGGCTTGCGGGCCGCGCTGTCCGGCGCGTCCCGCTTGATTACGTTTGGGCTCATTCCCGTTCTGGGCTTTTGCACAAATCTTTTTTGCTAGATCGGCTCAGATCGCTTGACGCCACCCGCTGGCTTTGGCGTAGAGTCTGATCTCGATGGCCCGCGATCCTGAGACTCAGGCCGAGTGGCAAGAAGCTGCCGATGCCGCTTACTTTTGTCTGGCTGTGGATAGCTGCTACCAGTACGGCCTGCTGACCGGACCGCCCATCAACCTCGCGCGTTGCGAGTGGATCCTGGAGGAAGCGAAAAAACGCGGCATCGAGCCGGACAAGAACTTGCTATGACGCAACCTGAAAAAAAAGATCGGACAGTCAGCGTGATTCCGCAGGAGGCCAGCTTCCGCGGCGGCCAGACGTTCAACCTGCTCGATTTCTCCCGCTGCCGCTTCGACGGCGAGGGATGGAACAAGATCACGCACGCCGATTGGCTGGCCGAGGGCGAACGTCGCTTCGGGAAGAATCCCTCCGACTGGAAATTTGTGTGCCCAAGTTGCGGGCACATTCAGGCCATCGGCGACTTCCGGCAATACAAAGAGCGCGGCGCCACTCCCGCGACGGCGGCGCAGCTTTGCATCGGCCGCTTTACCGGAGCTGAGGGCGCCTTTGACCCGGCGAAGCACAAGCCCTGCAACTACACCGTCAACGGTTTGCTCTGTCTGGCCAAGACCGTCGTGGTCATGGACGATGGCGTGGAGCAGGCTGTGTTTGATTTTGCGGAGGCAGCATGAAGCATGAAATCTACCGGCTTCTGGACGCCGACAACTTTTGCGACGCCAAGACAGGCGAAGCGATCCCTTACCTGAGCTATGACGGCAAAGTCTACGGTGACGCCAAAGTTCTCAGCCGCGGGGGTCTGGACGCGACCCTGGAGGAGCTTGTCCAGCTTTGCGATCACGATGCGGAAGACCGCAACGCCCACGATTTCTGCGGAGCGCATCGCCTGCTGGGCGCTCTGCTTTTTCGAAGATATGGGCGCGAGTCGGCCACCATGCGCGAGATCGCGATGTTCGGCGGCCTGCAAGGCATGGGCGGAGTCTGCACCGAAGGCGATGCCTATAAAGAACTCGGGGTCGGGCGCGCCGGCCACGACTGGAACGGCAAATATGACGCGGAGGCGCGATGACTCTACTGAAAACTCCCATCCGCCGCGAACTTCCCCTCACCTTCGACCGTCGTCAATGGTCGGTCGAGATGCGTCCTCTGGGTTTGGAATTTCGTGCTAAGCGCGAACGCCAGACTCACTTCATCACCTGGGATGCGGTATTGCATCGCACCATGGAGATCGCCGCCGAATCGGCCCGCCGCGAAAAGGCTCTCTCCCGGAGGAAATCGTGAAAGCTGAAACCATGCCTGACGCGCTCAGCGTGCCCTGCCAGAAGTGCGGTGCCAAAGAGGGCGAAGCCTGTAAGACGGGCTTGCACGAATCGATGACCATCCACAATGTTCGCCGCGCAACCGCAAGCGGTTCAAAACCAGAAAAGATCACGTTCAACATGGTCAAAGAGGCCGATGGCAGGTGCGGGGTGGAATGCTCCGCCTGTGGCGATCGCTTCTTCGATCTCAAATCCAAGGGCGTCCGGCCCCGGCTGCTCACCAGTTGCATCGAGCTGGCCGTGGCCCACGCCAAGGAAAAACATGAATCCCTCCGCAGCGAAGTGCCCTCCGGAGTTTGCCGAGGAAAACGAGGGAAGCCCGATGCCAGCCACTAGAGCCAGAGCCAGAGTCCGCCGCCCGTTCAAGTTTGCCCTAACCGATCTCCAACGCCGCGATCTCATGCGCCTCATGCATCGCGTGCTCGAAGACGTCGAAGCCGATAGGCGCTCTTACCGCATCCCTGCGAAGAATGATCCACAGCATGGTCTGTTGGTGAAAGACGGTCAGGACATCACGATGCTGACCAGCCTCGACGAGGCGGCCGCGTGCCGCTTTCTCCGGCTGGCGAGGCTCCGATGAAGCTAATCGGAGAAGCACAGCAACTCGCCGAACTCCCCACTCTGCGCTCGACGGATCCAGACCGCGAGGCCAGCGCGGATGAGATCACGCTGGCATTGTTGCTCTGTCACTCGCGCGAGCCGGGGCAGCCGCAGCCGCTTTTTGCGTGCATCACCGGATAACGGCAGTGGCCAGTGAAGGAGTTCAATGCGAATCAGCTTCGATGCCGACCAGATCGCGGGAATCATCGCCGTTCATGAAGGGTACGATCCCGCCACGATGACTTATGTGTGGCAGGTTTCGAGCGATGGAGCATTTGAGGGCATCGTTCTCATGCACACTTCGCCCGCGGTACGCGACCGTGCTCCACTGGCCACTGACCTATGACCGCCGACATCGCCGCGCTCACAGCTCAGTTCGCCGGCAAACGCGTGCGCTTTGCCCACATGCCCGACGTGCCGGGAAATTACTTTCTGGTGGAACGCGTGACCCCGGAAGGTATGCTGATTCTGCCCGCCTGGGCGGGCGAGTTCGCGCCCCACATCTTCATCCTGGAGGAGCCGTGAACCGGGACGAAATGACTCAAGTCGCGGAAGTGCTGGTATCGGCGATCATGCAAGCCGACTCGCGCTGGCTCCCCAACATTCGCCAAAGGCTGGCCGAGGGCGAGAATTACGAGGTCTGGCGTGCATCTTTTCAAACCGACATGATCGACCGCTTTCCCCCGCTGCGGGCTGTCCTGGCCAAGCCGGACGCGGAGCAATTGCTGCGCGCCATGTGGGAAGTCTCGCGGGCCAAAGCCGCCGAGGGCAGCGCCTAGCGGCTGGGCCGGCTTCGCAGCGCGATCTCTTTGCTGGCCGTCACCGCCCGCGAGTAAGCCCGGTCCTCGGACAGTTGGCTCATTTTTACGGCATCCGACTTCCGCATCAGATCGTCAGTCACCACCGCGCCCCGGAAATCATTGTGGACGTAGCTATCTCCGCCGCTGTTCGCCTGCAGCGCATCGTTCGGAATGACTTGGGATCCACGCGGCAGGTTCACCACTTCCGGCCCTTGCTCGCCAACCCAGGTTGACCCGCCAGACCAGGAGTCAGTTCCCGCCGCATTCCCCGGCGTGGCTCCGGGGATCGGGATGGCGCTGGTGCCGGCCTTCGTGCCCAGCGCCGCGGTGTTCGCTCCCAGCGCGGTTGTGTTCGCGGTGATTGCGGTCGTGTTGGCGGGCAGCGCAGCGACTCCGGCACCCCCGGCTTTTCCTAATCCCGAGAACAGCGCCCCCGGCCCTTTGGCGAATTGCTCGGCGCTTCCCGCGCCCAGGTCCACCGTGCCGGCAGCGCTCTGAGGTTTCTTGGCGATTGCCCCGGCGATGGGCGCTAACAGCCCTTGTAGGCCGCGCTGGATCGCCATCTTCGCCAGCCCTGCAAAGAAGCTTTCCCACATCTGGCGCAGTTGGTGGATCAACTTCTGGTGCTGGCCGGCGTGTGTTTCCAGAATCTTCACCAGCGAATCGGCGGCCGTGGACTCAAAGCCTTTGGTGGCTTGGGTGAGCGCGTTGAAGACCGTCGTCCCCTCGCTCTCCACCATGTCGAGGGAATGAAGCCACGCTTGAAACCCGTCATTGATCCCGCCTGTCTTGAGCAGGAGCTTGTCCTCTTCCTCCGTCAGTTCCTGCATCCGGAGGTGTACCGCGGCCAGTGCGTCGGCGGAAAGCGTGCTTTCGGCTCCGCTGTCGTCGCGGACTTTCCCGGTAGTCGCGGCCGAGCGCAGAGTCGCCATCTGCTGCTGCAACTCATACATCTTGGAGCCGCTGGCGCTCAGCGCGTCCGCGCCTTCCCAGGCTTTGCTGGCATTCTGCATGGCCTGCAGTTCGATCAGCCGTTGCCGGACCAGGGAGATCTCGAACGCGGTCATCCCCATTTCGTGCCCAAGTTTCTCCGCTTCCGCAATCGATTTGGCGAACGGAGATCCCGAAGCCAATGCGCCCAGCTCGACGCGCGTCTCGCGGGCCTTCTCCGTGAGCTTGTCGAACTCGGCGCCGATTTTCGAGTGCTGCTCTCCGGAGAGCGCGGCGCGCAACTGCTTAGCCTGATCCGCAACTTCTGTCTCGCTTTGCCCCAGGCCGCGCATGCGTTCGGTCGCGGCCGCGACTTCGGCATTGATCTTCGCCCACGGCGACACTCCGGCCCCGGCGATCTCCGCCGTCCGTTCTTTGACCTTCTTTAGTTCCTCGGCGAAGGCGGCCGCCTGAATCTGCGCGTTCTCGCCGCCGATTTTGCCGCGCAATGCGTCAAGCCCAGACCCGGTGTGGGCGATATCGCCAGCAGTCTTTTGCGCGAATGCCTGCCCCACTGTCGGAGGCCCAACGACGGGGGCAACTTTGTCCGCCGCCGGCAGGCTGGCATAGAGGTCTTTCAGTCCCTGCAGCCTTTGCTCCAGCGGGATGAGCCGTTCGAGATTCTTGGCCTGCTCGATCGACACTTTGTTGTGGCCCGAGGCTTCCTCATTCAGCGAGGAGACGTGCTCATCGGTGCGCGTATTCAGTTCCGCGATCTGCTTGTTGAGTTCGCCGGTCGCTTTGGCGGTTTGTTCAGTGAGCGCGTTCTTGCGCTCCTCGACGGCATATTCCGCAAGCTTCGCTTGCACGCCTTTGTCGTCCCCGATGGGGCGCCCGCTGGGATCGAGCTTGCTGCGCGATTCGGCGATCGCGTCGAGAATTCTCTTTTGCGCCTCGGCTGCAGCCGCGTTCTGAATGCTGGCCGCTGTGCCTTTGTCGGTGGCAGAGGCCAACAATTCCTCGGCGCCGGCGGCCGCGCTCGACGTCGCCATCAGCCGTTCAATGGATGCGATCTCCTCGCGCACTTCGCGGGCGCGCGTTTCCGCGATGTCCTTGGCCTTGGCCTTGTTCGCCTCGTCGATGTCAGCCTGTTTCTCCGCAGCGGTGGCTTTTTGCCTCTTCGCTTCCGAGGCCGTGATCCTGTCGAGAAGCGCGGCGTAGGTCTTGGCAGCGTCGATCTCTTCCTGAGAGATGTACTTCCGCACGGAGATGGGCAATCCCGCCTTTTCCACGGTGTCCATCTTCGCCATCTTGTCGCGCTGGGTTTCGAGCGCGGTCACCGCTTCGTGGGCTTCCTTGGCTTTCTGGGTCAGCAGTTCGGAGGCCGTCGCGGTGTGGTTAATCTGATCCTCGACCGAACGCAGGCTGAACTCCTCCCCCAATTTCTGCATCTGGTCGTTGATGGCTTCGACCTTCAGCGTGGAATCGAAGCTGAAGACTTCGTGCATCACGCGTCCCGCTGCCGCCCACACTTGCATCTGGGCGGCTTTGGCGCGCGCCTCCTTCAGTTCGGCTTCCACCAGCTTGTCCACTTCGCGCGCCATCGCCCCTACGCCCTCGGACTGGCTCACCAGACCTTCGTCGAAGGCGGCGGCGTTCTTGTCTCCTTTGGCGCGCATGGATCGGGCCACGGCCTTGTCGAAGCGCATCTCGCTGGCGGCGTCGGCTTCGCCAATCACCATCTTGGTTTTCTGCACCGCCTCCTGGTATTCCAGCTCCTTCTGCTTGGCCTCCTGCATCTTCTGGCCGAGGCGCTCGAAGATGTCGACAACGACTCTGATCCCGACTCCCACGGCGGTAAATCCCAGCAACGCTCCAGTGATCTTGCTGATGATCGGGAATTGCTGGCTCAGCACGCGGGCTAGGGGCCACGGCACTCCGGCACCCATGGCGTTGCTGGCCAGCATCATGCCGGCGAAGCCTCTCTTCGTCTCCGCCATCGTGTTCTCGGAGCGCTGGATATCGGCCTTGCGGTTGATAGCGACCCTCGCCTCCGCCGCCCATCTTTCGTTGGCGATCGTCTGCTCGGCATGGAGGGTCGTCGCTTCCATGACCTTGGCTTCCAGAAGCATCCGCGCCTCGGCGGATTTCTGCGCGGCCAGGACCTTCTCTTCTTCCACCCACTCGCGTTTGGCCAGTTCTTCGGAGGCGTAGAGGCTGGTGGCCTCCATGATCTTCGCTTCCAGGAGCTTGCGTTGTGCGGCGGACCGGGCAACCGCCACGGCCTTCTCTTCCTCTACCTGCTCGCGTTTGGCAAGTTCTTCGGTGGCGTAGAGGTTGGTGGCCTCCATGATCTGCTCTTCCACCAGGGCGCGCCTGGCGGCCTGCGGCGATGCGGAAAGCGTCTCGCGATCGGCCGCTTGCGCAGTGCTCGTCCCCGCCCCGCGGTCGTGGGCGCGCGTGGCCTCGAGGATCTCCTTTTCCAGCGCTTTGCGTTTGGCGGCGGTTGCGGTGGCGTGCTGCAGGATGGCATCGTCCGCCCACTTGCGATCGGCCACGGTGCGCTCCGCCGATTCCCGCGCGGACTCCATCATTTCCGCTTCGAGCGCTTTCCGGTCCTTCGCCAGACGCCGCTGCGCCGACGTCAGATTCACCACCACCTTCTGCAGGTCGGCGGGAATCGACGAGGGATCAAGCCCCAGCTTGATGGCGAATTGTGCGACGTTCATGGTCGGCATAGGTTCAGTTTCCAGTGGCCAGTTTCCAGTGGCCAGTTCTAGAATTTCGGAATCATGACGCTAACCAGTGACGACAAGCTTTGGCTGCATCGTTTGGCACAATGCGCGATACAGACTGTAGTCAGCGCGTTGAAGGATGAGGAAGCCGCCGCAAAAGCCGTGCGCGATTTCCGGGAACTATACAGGGACGCGCACCATTCGGGGATCGTTCGAAGCCCGTGACGCCGGACAGCGGCGCGGGCGCGCCAAGAGGCCTGAGTGCTGCCAGCGAGGGCAGCGGCCCCAAGCGGTTTTCCAAACTAATGCCCTTCGCTGGCTTCCAGACTCTTGCCCAGGCTGAAACCCACTTGCTCCATCGCGGCTTCGCCTTTTTCCTCGGCCGCCGGCAGCAGCCACGGATAAGGCGGCGTGCTCAGGTGGCCGTAATCGCGCGAGGACGGGTTGGTGTAGGTGTTCAACATCTTGCCCTGCTTGCGCGAGAAACGGGCGGCGCGCTGATACTCCGCATTGTGGGCCAGTCCCAGGCCGGGCGCGCGATGGCCCACTTCGAGGAAGTAACCATACACGCCGGGGTTGGTGGTCTGGTCAGGCTCGGGCGCCGCGTCCCGGTTGCGGGCGCTGCGGTTGGTCACCCGGCGGAACGAAGTCGGATCCCACCCCGGCCCAATCACCGCATAGCTCACCAGGCTCTCCTTGAAAATCCCTACTTTCACGTCGATGTCGGCGGCCAGCGTGCCGGTTAGTTTGTGGACGTTCTCTTCCGCCTGCGCCCGCAGGATCTCGCCACCCTCTTCAAGAGCCTTGCGGACCATGGGCCCGGCCAGCGCCTGCTGCATCTTGTCCAGGCGCGCGGCGACCGCGGGAATGCCTTCGATATCGGCGATGATCAACATGGGTCAGTGCTCCAGTTGCCAGTGGCCAGCCGTCCAGCGCCGGTTTTAGAATGCGCGATATGAGAAGCACGTTCTGGATGACGGCAGAAGAAGCTGAGGACGAGATCAAGTCGCGGCGGATCTCGCCCCAGAGCAGAGGCACGGAGAAAACCGGGAGAGCCAAACGAGTCAGTGAGCCGACTGGAACAAAAATTGTGCTTTCTCGCACGGAAAAGGTTCGAGTCGAGTTGGAATAAAAAATATTCCAGCGCGACCCAGGAGTCGTTGCCTATTCACTCCGCTGCCCGCCTTGTCCGAGCACGTAGCCCGCGATCCCGCTCAAGATGGCTCCCGGCATGTTGCCGCCCAACTCTCCGGCGAGACTCAACACGACTGTGGCCGCAATGACGCCCATCACCGTGACCGTGCGAAAAAACGCCGGACTGAGCAGAATTCCGCGGATGCTCTCGCCCTGCTTGGCGGCCGCCCGCCAGAAAATCGCCCACATCACGGCAAGGCCCGCGGTAGCGAGAGCCGAGAGTCCGAACACGTAAATGGGTTGGCTCACGCTCAGGCCTCCCGCTACTGCTTCTTTTTCCCGATCGACAGCAGTCCCGCTTTGAAGGCGGCAAAGGCCGTGGGATCGATGGGAGCGTTCCGCGCCGCTTCTTCTTCGGCTTCGCGGCGCGCCGTCTCTTCCGGAAGTTCCGGTAGAAAGTCGAGGGCGCACACTCCATCCATTTTTTCGCGGTCGATGTGCATGCCGGCGGAGTTCCACAGTTCGGCGCAAATCATGGCGGGGCCGAGCAGCAGGTTGCGATCGACAGAGCGCAGCTCGCGCATCAGCAGGTTCAGCGCTGCCGGGCTGATCTTGAGGAATTCCCCGTCGCTCATGCCGAGGCGCACGCGCGCGATTCGCCAAAGCTGGCGGATGTCGGGAGGATCGCGCAGCTCTAGCTGGCGCGTTCCCCCGTCGTCTGCCGGCGTTCCTCCATCCCCTCCGGGGGCTGTGAGCCCCGTTCCGGCCGGGCCTGAATCACCGCCGGCTGCTTTTCCGGCGGCTGCGGGTTTGGGCTTTCTTCTTCCTCATCGTCATCGCCCTCGTCCGTCTCATCGACTAGATAGGAGGCCAGAGCCTTCGACACCGCCCCCACCAGTGCGTTGCCATTCCCCAGGTGGACGAACTTGGCCAATTGCCGGCGGGTGAGAGTTTCCACATAGTCATCATCCTCGCCGGCGGTTTTCGATTTCTGGAAGACGTGCAGTCCCACCCACAGGGCCAGAATCATGCGCTGAGGATCGCCCTGCGGACTGATCTTGCGCCAATTGTACAAATCGTACAGGCTGTCCCCGGTGCCGGCATCTTCATCGAGCCGCACTTTCAGCGTGTTCGCCTCGTCCTGGAGATCTCCGAAGCGCGCCAGATTGTCGTCCGCCCACTTCTTCGTGCCCTTGGGGGGACGCAGCTTTTCCGCTGATTGGAGGAGCTGCAGACGCTCCGCCCGCAGGCCGTCTTTGAGGGCGCGGGTCAGCCGGTCGCGTCCTTTGGCGCGCGACCGATCGAGCGTGGCCGTCTCCTCTTGATAGAGGATCACTCCCTCAATCGGAAAGGCGAGAGGGTATTCTTTACCGCCGAGATTCACCGTCACCGGCGCACCGGTGAGGGCCTGCTGCAGATGTGCGTTCATGGCATTACTCCAGTTATTTTTTTGGAGGCGAGGTCGCGGCCGGCGGAGAATTTTCTTTTGCCGCGGGCGGCGCCGGGTTGACAGCCGGGGCTGGATTTCCAGCGGGCGGACCTGGGGGCTTGGGTTGCGGTGTCACCAGTAGCGTGTCCCAATTACAGGTGATGGGCGGCCACTTGTTTTCTTTGCCCGCTTCCTGGCACAGGGCGCCGAACTCGTTCAGCGACCGGTTGAGATTGTCCTGCCAGTGCCAGATGTCGCGCCGGGCGGCATCGAGCTTGGCGTGCTGCAGTTCGGTCAGGGTGAAGTCGGGCGGGGTCGCATCGTTTTTCTGTAGCGCCGCCACTTCCGGGTTGTGATCGCCGGCCGGGACCGGCACTTTGATGGTCTTGTGATTCGACGGCTCCGTAGCCGAGGCCTGGCCAAAGGCCAGAGCATGCGGCAGCAGCAGCACGGCGAACAGGTTGAGCAAAGTTTTTCTCATGGTTGGAGCCTCTGGTGGGGATGGTAGCAGGAGACGGGGGCGGACAAGCGTCCGCCCCGCGCCCATGGAACCAAACCGGACAGCCCTACTCGTTGATGCCAGAGCCGCCCTGCGGGACCAACACTTCGACGCCGAAGATGTCGATCTCGAAGCTGAATCGGTTGCGCTTGTAGCGGTCGATTTTGGGGGCCTCGAATTGAGTCACGTAGCACAAACCGGTGAGGGTCGTGCCGTCCACCAGCACGATCTGGTAGCCGAGCTGCGTCATGTTCTGCTGGTAGCCCTGCATCACGACGATGTTGGGATTCTGCGGGTCATACACGCCTTCGGCGGTGTATTTCCCGTTATCCACCACGACGGGCGCGGGCGTTTTATTGTTGCCCGGAGTGTCGAGACAGGTCACATCGTCAGTTTCGGTTTTCGATCCAGAGCGATCGAACTTTTCCAGTTGCGGCATGGCTACATAGACCGCAGGGCTGGCGAGAGGAAGAACTGAGAATCCGATCGTGGTACCACGACCGGGATACGAAACCGGGTTTGCTGGCATGGGTGTTCTCCTTGGTTTGGTTTGAACCGCTTGGCATTTCCGGCCAGGGGAGCGCGGTTCGGCTCCTGTGGCTCGCGCACGCCGCTGAAAAGCGGGCGGCCCGCGCTGTGAACTTGTGGGGAAATTCGTGGGCTAGAAAGCTAGAAAACTAGCCACCGTGACGGATCAGGCAGCTCCTAGATCAAAACCACCTGGAAGGCGTTGGGGTCGAATGCGTTGGGCTGGAAGGCCGAGAGCGGGCTTTCCATGCCGCCCACGATCCGCAATTTGCCGCTGAATCCGTAGGTCTTGTTCCACTTCACGCTGTAAGGTTTGAACTCGCTCACGAAGGCCTGGAAGGTGTAGAACGTGCCATCGACGAGCTGCGCCTGCCAGTAGAGCAGTGTCAACGCGCCGTGGTACTGGCCCAGGAGGAGCTGCTGAATCTGGCCACCATACACGCCTGCGAAGCTAACCTCCCCGGCATCCACCTGGACCGCCTGAGGCTGGGTAAAGTTGCCCTGAGTTTGCAGGTTGGTCTGATCCACCATGGTCTGCTTCGAGCCGCTGGGCTCGAACTGCTGGAGCTGCGGCAGAGCGACCCAGGTCTGGCCGTCCAGCGAGTAGGAAAGCACTGTGCCGCGGCCGGTGTACCAGACAGGATTCGCCATGATCCAACCTCAATTCGCCGGACAGCCGCTATTGGTCACGGTCACAGCGTTGCTGCCGATCGCCCGCACGCCGGCGGGCAGAAACGCCTGCACTCGGGTGGCAGAAAACCAGTTCGTGGCCAGCGCCGTTCCGTTCCACAGCACAACCGTGTTGCGTGGCACGAAATTGGTCCCGTCGAGGACGAGGGTGGCGCCAAGAACGTAGGTGCCGGTGACAGTGGGTGCCCCAGCCACCACGGAAAACGTTTTGCCGCCGCCAACAGTGCCGGGTGCATTGGTCACCGTGAGAGGGAAATTCCCGCCCACAGACAGGTCTGCGCTGGTGATCCCAACCTGCAGAATCTGGGAACTCACATAGGTGGTTTGGCGCGTACCCCCGTTCCAGCTCACCACGCTCTGCGGGGTAAAGTTGCCGCCAATCACTTTCAGCGTGAAGGGGCAACTCCCCAGCGCCGCCATCCCCTGATCGTCGAGCCAGTTCAAGGTGGGGAACGGAGCCGATGGCGGCAGCGCCGGCCCGATCACATCGCCCAGCGCGGCAAAGGTGGAAAGATTCTCGGTCAGGCTGCGCGTCAGGATCTGCGACGATGCCGCCGCATCCGAAGTGGTCAGATCCTCGGTGAGGCTGGCGGAGGCGTTCGCCGGATCCACCGCCGAGAGCGCGGCGCTCGTGCTCAGCGTTTCGCTCAAACCCTGCTTCCAGCCCACTTGCCGGCCCAGCGCGTCAGAAGTGGTCAGGCTCTCGCTTGAGGACGGGTTATAGCCGTGGACTCTTGTCGCGGCGTCGGAAGTGGTCAGGGAAGTCGATATCGTCGCGTTGCGGCCGCGGAATGCGATCAGCGTGTCGAACACCGGCACAGTTACCGTGGCCTGATCGAAAGGAGCGCTTTCCACGCCCCACTGCATCGCCGTCACCTGGTAGTAGTACGTGACGCCGCTCTGCACCGTGGCATCGAGATAGTTGCCCAGGTAAATGCAATCCGCGATGAGGGTGAAGGGGCCTGAGATGCTGGTGGCGCGATAGACCCGGTACCAGTTCCCCGCCTGGTTCTGCTGCCCGGCCACCGTGTTCACCAGCACCGAAGGGCCTTCGTTCAGGCTGAGGTTTGGCAGTCCTTGGGTTGTGATCGCGTCCGCGGTGCAGGCAAATTCGTTGGGGGCGTATCCCGCGGAAAGCAGTTGCAGGCCGCCATCATTGGTGACCAGGTTCTCGTTGAGATTGACGGAGTGGGGGGTCCCAGCCCACGCCGGCACGATCAGGCAGCCAAGGAGGAAGAAGCGCTTGAGCATGATGTCCCCCGCGTCCGCCGTTGCAGATGCCTCACCCGGTTTTCGGTTACGCCCAGGCGCTTCGCTAACTCGCGCCGGTTGATGCGGCCTCTCGCGTCCCGCACGGCGCCTTCGAGAGCGGAAAGGAATGCCCGCTTTTCTCCATCGCTCACGGCTAGGCCGTTGCGCGCGCTCATGGCGCTGCCTCGGCACACGCCATAGTGGTTTCTGAATGGCCGCCCGCAAGAGCAGTGCTCGCCCAACAATCCCACATGAATCATGCGGTCCCGAAAGCTGTAGGCGGTTTGGGGGTCGACGCCTGCCGTGGCAATGGCGATGCTCTGGGGATAGCCCCACAACAGCAAGTCGGCCAGCAGCGCAACTTTCTCCCATCGCGCCATCCGGTAGCCTTTGGCGGTTCTCAGCGCGACCCGCACATGATGGAGCACGGGATAATCCGCCATCGCCTGCTGCCGCTCCCAGCGTTTGTGTTCGTGGCGCAGGAAAATCATTTGCTGATCCACGAAACCGAAATCGCTGCCGAAGAGCCCCAGAGGAACGCAGCCGTGATCCAGCCAGGCCACCATCCAGCGTTCCTGCAGGTTCACGTTTTGCGGTCCGGAGGTCCTCATAACTTGCTCCTAATACGAAACTGTCCAGGTCACCGTCAGAGTGTCGGTGTTGACCAAATTCACCTGCGAGAAGGAAGCTTCAAACACCATTGTCCCGGAACTGGAAGCGTTGAACATGCCCGCCTCCTGCACCGATTGCGTCCCTGTCGCCGTCCAGGTCCACGCCAGGGTCCAGGTGGCCGTGCTGTTGGTGTGCGCGAAGGTTCCCTGATGCCGGTTCAATCCGTTGGTGGCGATCTCGCCGGTCAGAGTGCAAGTGCTGGACCCGGCGGCGCAGTCGCCGGCGGCGGGCGGAGTGGAATTGTTGCTGAGCGCGATATAGTTCACCGTCGCCGGCGGCGTAGAAGTGCTGGCCATGGCGAGGGCCTGCCAGTCCGCTCCGCCCGTCGTGCGCAGGTTGTGAATCCAGCGATCGGCGAAGATCCGGCCGTTCGAATGGCGTCCCACGATGTGCATGTTCACCTGCATCGGAACCGACAGCCACTTCTGGTTGAAGGGCAGCCAGTGCGGCAGGTGATGGACGCGCACGGCGCGAATGCGAATCGTGCTTAGATCTTCCGCGGTTCCTCGGTGGCCGGAATAATGGCGTGAGATCCCGCTGCGCGTTTGCAGCTTCTCGCTTTGTGCAAAACAAAAAGCGCTCGTCAGGAGCGCCCCTAATAGCACGACGTGTCGTATCTTCATGGATTTTCTCCGTGGTAGAGAATGTGGGAATCGAATTTGCAATCGATCCGCAGCCGAAAAGCGGAGCGGGCGGCCCAGCCCGCGCAGCGCGCCGCAGGAGCCTGATTGCTCTGGCTCGAAGATCGAATGCCACGCGGTTTTTCGGGAAAAAGCTAGGTGAGTTCCTGAAACTCGATGGTGACTTGCAGGATGCGGCGCATGAGGTAGCCGTAGCCGCCCAGCTCGTAGTGGGCGTCGAACTCGTCCCAGCCGTAAACGTTCGAGATCTCGATGGCCGGATTTCCCTTGATGTCGGGCAGCACCGCTTTGCCCGTGGCGAGGCCGGTGAGTTGCCGCCGAAGGGCGCGCGACAAAGCGGCGGCCGCCAGATATCCATTGGTCTGCTGGTTCGGATTCTGCGGGCCGTCCGAGGCCACACTGCCAAACTGAAAGCGGCCTTTGATGATGTCTCCGGGCAGGGCATCGCGGGGATCAATCGTGTCTTCGGCGTCGGGCGAGTTGAGCCGGTCCAGGACGATTCCGGGAATGGCCCCGGTCGGTTCCTTGGGCAGGTAGGAAAAATAAAAAGCGCTGTAGATCCCGTTCGACTTGTCACTCTGCGTCTGCCCCAGAAACGGAGTGATGCCGGGATTGCCCAGCGCCCAGATAGAGAGTCCGCTTTCTATCATTTTCTCGAAAACCGCTTTGCGGCGGTTCCTCCGAGCGAGAGCCAGTCGGTCGGCTCCTGCGGCTTGCGGGCCGCGCTGGATGGCGCGCCCCGCTGATTTCGGTTCAGTGTCCTGGTCTGAGGCCGGTGAAGGACGGAACGAGCGCCTGCGCTCCAATGTCGCATCCCGTCTTGCTCACTACGGCGGAAGTTTTTGCGTTGGTGGCGCTCCAGGTCTGAGGCTGGGTCACGCCGTTCACGTCGACGGGATAGGACGCGCAGACTGTGCCATTGGCCGTGCCCACCGTGGGTGACAGATAAGTCGGCCGCAAGTTGACGATGCCGGTTTCCGGCGTCCACGCCCAGCAGGAACAGAAGCCGGAGGACAGGGGAAGCGAGGCCACCTGAGTCCGCGGAGAAGTAGTCAGAAAATTCACCAGCGCGCTGTTGGTCATCAGCGTGGCGCCGCTCGCCTGCAGGTCCGCAACGATCAGCGCGAGCTGCTGGTTGGTGAGATCGCCAGACTGCCAGTAGAGGGTTTGTGGGACGCCCCAGATCGCGGCCTTCTCTACCGCCGACTGAATGGCCGCCTGCAAGGCCAGGGGCGAAAGATTGTTCCACCCGGAAAGCGAGTAGGTGGTCAGCCCTTGCGCGTCCACGCCGTTGGAAGCCACCGCGTCGAAGGCTCCGGAGAGGCCGTCGCGCCCGAGCTGCATGGTGTTGGCGCCCACAGCGCCGGCGAAGTTGGGCGACTGGTAGGTGCCTCCAGCCGTGCCGGATACGTCCTGCTCGATTGTCGTTACCCCGAGAGAGGTGGGGTTGAACAGGGTTCCGGGATAGAGATACACCCAGGTGGATCCCCACCCGGTCAAATTGGTTTGCACCCAATCCTGCGACAGCCCCGTCTCGTCTTTGAGAAATTGGTCGGGATTCAAGAGCACGAAATAACCGGGCGCCACAAAACCGCCCCCCACCGGGCCCACATAGGCGCCGCTCGCGGTTGCCAGGTCTTGCGCCAGCATTGCGCTGCCGTCCACCCAGGCGCAGGAACCGCAAGGCTGCACCCAGGCCACCGTGTATTTGCCATTGGCCAGCAACGCCGCTTTCAATTGCGCGAGCGTGGAGGAGCTGGTGATCGTGAAGCTGAAACTGTCGCCTCCGGGACAAGTGCCACCGGAGGCGGCGATGGCGAAGCTGGTGGCTGGAGGACCGTTTACGGTGAGGGCCGTCGTGGTGCAGGTCCCCGTATAGAGAACGTTGAAGGTGCCATTGTTGGCGTAGCTCGCCGCCGACAGGCCCATCAGGTTCAGGTCGTAGCCATCGGCCAGCCAGGTGTTGAATTGCGGGATCAGACTCGCCGAGAAGGAATAGTTCGTCCCAATCCCAATCGAAAGCGGCGCGCTGCCCAGCGCCGAGAGTTGCAGGTTCAACGCAGCATCGGACCCAAAAGCATAGCCCGGCCCGCGATATTGCAGCGTGAAGCGGGGCGTGTAGTTCGCCCAGGAGATAACCTTGGGGTCGGTGTTGGGCGCGATGTTGCCCGCGCCGGCCGTTCCTCCGGGCGTGCAAATGTGTGAGCCGCCGGTGCATGCGCTGGTGTTAGGGTCGATGGAGATATCGTTTGGAATCGGCGATCCCACCCCGTTGCCGTAGAAGTGGCAGTGGTCATAAGCCACGGAAAGCCCGCTGACCGTCAGGTCGGCCAGCCCCGCATCGCGATTGAAATAAGCTTTGCAGTTGGAGAGCGTGACCGCGTTCGCGGCCATGGTGGTACCGCCAAGCCCGATCTGGTAGCCGTAGTAGCCGCGATGCGATTCCGTGTTCAGAAGTTGAATGCTGGTCGCGGTCCCGGAAGGATGCAGATAGAAGCCAGTCCCGTGGAAGTTGAAGGGCACTTCGGTGTCGGCGAAAATGTTGTCGAAAATCAGATGGTCGGATGCGCCCGAAACCTCGATCCCGTACCAGGAGTAGTTCAGCAGCCGCACATGCTCGATGGTGACGTAGCTGGTCCCCGCAATCTTGATCAGATTCGTGGATCCGTCCAGCGTGACGGTGACGTTGGTGGGCACTCCAGTGGAGCTGTAAACGTAGAGATTGCCGCAGTCCCCATTGGGGTTTCCCGTGGGGTTGGTCTGGCTGGTGCAGTTCCGGCCGCCGCCATAGCTGCCGCCCTGGCTGTAGTTCCCGTCGTAATACCACTGCCCGTTCGCGGTGAGCGCGGCCACGCCCGTGGTGGCGCTGGTCGAGCCGCAATATTGATCGTCATTGGCGGCATCGTTCATGCCCACGCAGTTTCCCCAGATCCCGTTCAGTTTCACCGCATCGATGCGATAAGGCGAAAATCCGGTGCCTTCGCTGGGGGAGTACACCGGGATCGCGTAGACGTTGGTGTGCCCGCTCACTGTGACCCAGGCGGTGGCAGGGCTTGAAGTTGGGACCGCCACTTCGTTTTGCAAGGTGGGCGGCGCGCCATTGCCGTAGGCACCAATGGTGAAGACGCTGCTCCCGCTGGCGGTGACGAGTGGCGCCAGATACCAGTTCCAGACGCATCCGCGTTTCAAGAAGAGCGAGTCTCCGCCATTGAAGGCGGCCAAGTTGGCGGCGTGCAGGCCCTTCCATGCCGTCCCCGGACTGGTGCCGGCATTGGAGTTTGATCCGTTCGCGCAGTCCACGTAGTAGCTGACTTGGGCGTGGGCAAACGGGATCGCCAGAAGGGCGAGAGCGAGGATGAGAAGAGATCGTTTCATGGCACTAATAGGATCGGCTTCCAGCCGATGGTGACTGTCCCGGTGAGCGCGTGCAGCGTCGGGGTGTTATCCAAGGTTTCGTAATGGCCAAAGGAACCCGGTGCGACGCCCAGATTCAGAGGGGCAAAGGCCTCCACTGAAACACTCGATGCGGCCCCGATCAGGCTCTTTGGATCCGCCAGCAGGAGAGTGTCATTCGTCGTCGTCGTCGTCGTGATGCCCGTCACCAAGAAGGTGCCGGAAGGCGCTCCGGAGCCGACAAATGAGGCATAGCCTCCAACCGTGGCGCCGGCCGTCACCCAACTCGCCGAGGCTGCGATCGCCTGAGCTGTGCCACCCACTGCAGCCACAAATGTCACAGTCTGCGCCGTTGCCAAACCACTGCTAGTGCAGGTCCCCGAATTGCAGCTCTGGCTCGAATCCCACACTGCGATCGCCGGCGTTGATCCTCCGGTGACCAATCCACACTGCCACAGGTTCCCGGTGGCATCGGGCGAGCAGCCGGTGGTCATCTCATTGCCCACCATCCAGGTGTAGACGGCGATCCAGGCGTTTGCCACCGGTGTGCCGGCGGAGTTGAGAACGGGGCAGCCGGCGGTCGTGCCGCAGGTGCCGGCGGCGCCGTATGGCGACGTGGCGGAAGTTTCGGTTTCCCCGTTCTGCCAGATCAGGCGGCCGTAAGAATTGTTGGCGGAGTACCAGTAGAGCCGCCGGAAGCCCGAAGACCAACCCACCAGATAGTAGCGGGCAATATAGCCCATCATCATGTCGGGATCGGGCAGGTTCGCGGCGCTGGCCCAGCTCCCTTCCGTGCTCCAGACCGGAAGCCCAAAAGCGTTGCCCGGAAGCACGCCCTGCAGATTGCCCCACTGCGCCGGCAGGCTCGAGCCAGTATTGCTGAATGCGGCGCTCGAATCCGGCATGGTGGTGCCGAGGCCGGAGTAGGCATAGGCATGGACTGCGATCCTGTCCACTTCCGAGCCGCTCAGCCCATAACTCAGCGCGCCAAAGGTTCCTATGTAAGTGCCGAAGGAGACGATATCGGGCTGCTGTGGCACCGCGTCCGGAGTGAGCATCAACGCGTTGGGCAGCAGGGCCAGGTTGGTGCAGGGTGCGCCCGTCGCCGCGATGGTGCCGCGTCCGGTCAGAATGCAGTCGGCATCGTTCGCCATGCGGACGAGCTGGGCGCACGTCCCTTCCCACGAGGTCGGAATCTCCACTTCACCACAGCTTCCGGTGTTGCCGCGTGTGAATTCGTTCCACATCTCGAACCAGCTCACCGTGGCATAGGTGGTAGTGCTGAGGCCGGCGATGTGCTGGCCCAGGTTGGTGATAAAGCTTTTCCAGGTCGCGTCGGTCCCGGTCCCGTTGGTCGCTATATCAGTAGGCGCTCCGCAACTGCCGTTCAGAGTAGTCGGGCTGGCTTCCTGAAACGTGAGTCCCGAGGCGGAGCCATAGTCGCAGTTGGCGTTGGTGGGATCGCTCGAAATGAACGTGGGCGTCGAACTCAGCGTGAGCACGACGTCAGAGAGGCCGTTGGTCTTGGCAGCCGCGAGATAGCTGTCGAGCGAAGCAAAATTATAGTTTCCGGCTGTCTGATTCATCAGCGTCCAGTTGGTGTTGGCGTCCCAGAGGCGCAGCGAACCGAAGACCAGATTTGTCCCGGAAATGTTAGGCCAGGGGATCCCGGTATAGCCTGATCCCACATTACGGGTCAGCGAAAAATGCAGCCCAAACAGAGTCGGGGGAATGATGCCCGGCCCGGAGTCGAACTCGCCGAAGCCAGAGATCGTCGCGCTCCCATTCATTGGCGTCTGGGCGTGCCCGCAGCACGCGCACAGCAACAGGATCGCGCCAAAGAGCCACGGGCCAAACTTCGATCGTTGCAGCAGAAGGATCATGGACGGCTCCAATAAAACGGGCGCTGCCGAAGCAGCGCCCTTTGAAGGGAGAAAGTTGCCAGTGGTCAGAACTGAATGACGTCCGTCTCTGCGCTGTAGGCTGGTGCCGTTCCCCAGGGCGACCCCGGAGTGTTTAGGGTGAGGATCTGAAACACGGCATTGGCAGCGACAGAACCGGGCACAGTCTCGCTGGCAGGGGCGCCCCCGGGACCGGCCGTCACGTCCCCGAGGGGAGTGTTAAGCTCTTCGCTCACGCTTCCGCCGTTTGGCTGCTCGGCAATGTTTGCTCCCATGAGGATCGAAGCTCCCGAACTCCCTGCCGTGAAGACGGTCTTGTAATTTGGGTCCGTGGCGTCGGTCCAGCCGATCAAGTTGTATTCGTAATCCGTGAGCGGCCCCGAGCCGGTGCCCGGAGTTCCGAAGTTGAGGGCCACCACCGTCTCGCTGCACCCTGAGCTGGTGTTGCTGAATACGTTGGCGCTGCTGGATTCGTTGGTGGCGACGATGCCGACGCCGATGCCGGTAATGTTCGAGGGGTAGGAGCCGACCGACCATGTGCATCCGCTGCCGGATGCGCTGGTGACAGCGACGAGCGTATCGCCAGCCGCGATGTAGCCCGAACTGTTACCGGCGGTGATGGTGGAGTTGAACGTTTCCGTGATGCCCGCCTGCTTCTGGGGTTGCCCCGGCCAAAAGCCAAAGCCGAAGACATACACCGAGTAAATGGGATAGGGAGTACCGGACACAGCGATCGTCGCCGCAGTGCTGGCTTCATTGCGGATCAGGGAGCATCCCGCCTGGGAGTCCACGAGAGAGAAACTCTGGGCGTTGCCGTTTTCGTCCGTCCAGGCCACGGTTGCGGTCATGGCATTGGCGGGCGATTGCTGGAGTGAGGCGCAAACCAGGTAGTTAGCGCTGCTCGACGGCGCGGAGAAGATCGCCGTCGCGGAGAGTGCCGCCGTCTGACTCGGAAAATCGGCCCTGATCTCGCTGAGGCCGGCATGGGCGAAGCTCGATAGTGCTAGCAGAAGCGCCAGCACCGCGGAAGAACTGAGGGTTCGTCGAAACATCGGTGTTGTTTTCCTTTTTGCTGAGATAAGCCACTACGTGGCTTTGAATCACCCTACCGTGCAGCCCTGTGGAACCGTCATGATCTCGTGATCTTTATTTCGCATCCCTTCCCGAATCGGCACCTTCCCAATATGGCCTAATTCAACGTAAACCACGGGAACGTCGGCTGCCCCGGACTGTCCGCGCTGCTGCTCAAGGTCGCGGAGCACGCGCCGGCGGTCGGGGTAATCGCCTGACTGGAATTGTGATAAAAGCTGGTGAACGTCGTCCCGCCAATGGTGAGCGTGGGCGTGGCCTCGTTGCCGAAGAGAAACAGGTAATAGCGTCCCGGAGCCAATGTCGCCGTGGAAGTCCACGCTAGATTTGTATAACCGGTCGCGCCGCCGTTGATCGAGCTACCTGCGATCGCGCCCGTGTGCGCGAGCAGATTCACGGTCGAACTGGCCGCGCCGCTGTAAATGCAGAAGTCGTACGTGTTGGCGCTGTTGTCGGCAGTGGTGACATCAACCTCGATGTGCCCGGTGGTGATGGCCGAGGGAATGTTGAACTCGAACATATTCCCGTGCGTGGCGTTGCTGCCGCCAGCGGTGATGTTGGAGCCAACGCTGCTCGGGGGCCCGATCTGCAGCCAATTCCCCATGTAGTTGGTATCCACATAGGCTTCGGAGGCCGCATTCGTATTGTTGCTGTTCGCGGTTCCGGTTGGCACCTTGGGCGTGGCGCCGGTGAAATCGAAAGTCCCGCTGGGCGCGACTCCCGCGGCAACGTCCGCGAGGGTCGGCTGTGATTGATGCGGCACGCCGCTGGTGTCGATATAGCTCACCCAGTTGTGCGAAGCCGAAGTGATCGATTCCACGCCGCCCAGCGTCGACGCCGAGGGATTCGGCAACTGCCCCGCCGAGATCGTCCCCGAAATGTCCGCGAAGCCCGGCTGCGACTGGTGCGGCACGCCGCTGGTGTCGATATAGGCCACCCAGTTGTGCGAAGCCGAAGTGATCGATTCCACGCCGCCCAGCGTCGACGCCGAGGGGTTCGGCAACATCGCTCCGGTGATCGCCGCCGCGGTCCAGGCCCCGCTCACGCCTACGAGAACGTAATTGTTCGTCTCCGCGACCGAGGTGAATGCGCTGCCCGTCGAGAGTACCGCCCCGGCAGTTGGATAGGAGAACCCGGTGCTGCAGCTCCCCCAAGCCGGGGCCACACCCGGGCCTGCCGAAATCGGGCACTGGCCGGACGTTCCCGCGCTTCCGCCCAGATAGAGTGACCGCCCCAGATAGAAATCGCGCACCTGGTTGGCGGTTTTGCCGACGTCCTGGGTGCTGTTGCCCGCCGGGTAGAAGACGCTCGCCGATCCCGCGCTGAAATTCCAGCGGCACCCGGCTCCGGCCCCATAGGAGCCCATATAGATGCACAGCGGCTCTCCAGTTCCGCTGACACTCCCGTACTCGGCGGCCACCACGAAGGAATTTGCGGCGCTGTCCCAACCCAGCCGCATGCGAGTGAAGTTGGCCGTGGAATCGGTCCAGCTCTCGTAGATGTTGAACGTCTGAGGGGCCGTCCCGTCGTGCATTTCCACTGTGTCGGCGTTGTAGTTGAACAGGTTGGAATGCACGAACTGCGTCCAGCCGCCATTGTTGATGTCCGTCATCAACCCGCTGGTCGGGTCAAAGCACATGATCCCGTAGCCGGGAACTCCGGGGATGGTCGAGCATCCGGCGCTGTACTGCTGCAATTGAATGGTCAGAGGCACATTGCAGAGCGCGTTGCCATACTGATCTACGCCGGTGGAGAATTCTCCCGAGCAGGGCGTGCCGGCGGTGGCCAGCTTGGTGGCCGTGTTTGCGTTCTGCACCACATTGACCCCGGCGCTGTCGAGGTTGGCGAAGTAGGTGAGCGCGCCGCCATTGAAAGAGAACTGCGGGCCCAGAGGTCCAAAGCCAAAACGCGTTTTGCCCGCCGACGCCACCGAGAGCGTTCCATAGGAACCCTGCACCGACCAGGGCCCGCTGCCGTTGGTGGCCACCGAATTTCCCGTGATGGCGCCCCCCGAAGTGAGCGCGCCGGTGAAGGTTCCGGAGCCGCCAGCGTTGATGTTCCCGCCAAACCAGGCGTTGCGCGGCCGGTAGGTGCTGAGATCAAAGTCGTAAGTGTTGTCGGGCGAGAACGCGAAGTTCATGCCCGTAATCCGGATGGCGCCGTTCGAGCTGGCTCCGGAGACGAAATCGATCTCGCCCGGCTGAGTATTGCCCACGTTGAAGTAGGCGCCCTGCTGAAAGCCGGTGAGCGGCGTGTACGATCCCACGTAATTGGCGCCCGAGAGCCCGACGCTCAGGAAGCCATAATTCCCGGTCCCGGTCGGACTACCCGATTTGAGGAACAGAGAGCCGCCGCCTTGATTGGAGCCGGCGCCATTGTTGGCTGTCAGGAAGATGGAACCGCCCACGCCGGCCAGCGCAGTTCCCCCCAAGATGCTCACGCTGCCGCCGTTACCGCCGATTCCCCCCGCCGTGCCGCCTTGGATGACGACACCCGGTCCCGCCAGCGAACCGCCCGAATAGCTGGTGCCGCCTTCGATGGTTACCCCGGTTGCACCCAGCGACGAGGTTCCGTTGAAGCCGGAAAGCGTCAGGGTCACGCCGCTGGCCGCGAACAGCGAGGTGTTGATGGCCGTTCCGGAAAGGTTCGACAGCGCCGTGTTCGCGCCGCCTCCGCCTCCGCCGCCGCCGCCGCTGGCAACCCAATCCCCGGAAACCATGCAGGGGTTGTTATTGCAGATGTAGGGCGTGGGCGTGCCCGTGGTGAGCACGAACATGGTGTACTGGCCCGCGTTGGTGGGCAGGGTGGGGCCGTTGGCCACGCGCGTCCCCACACCCGGGATCGCCTGGCCTAAAGATACTCCGGCCAGCAAAAGTAGCGTTACGAGGACCCCAAGGATACTTTTCTTCGTCATGGTTAGGCCGCCTGAGTGAGGACTTGCCACGCACCGGTAATGCTGGAGGCGTAGATATGAACGGTCTGGCCCTGTGTGGTGAGTTTGTAAGTGAAGCTGCCGCCGTCAGTGATGGTGATGGTGCCCGTGCCCATGTTGATAAACCGGACATTCATTCCCGGAAATCCGCCCGCGATCGCGGTGGCCGGCGGAAGAGTAAGCGTGATCGTGCCCGTGGCTTCGACCAGCTCCACGTTGGCGACGCCCGCGATCAGCGACCAAGGGGGGATATTCCCGTTGGCGCTGTAGGCCGTGGGCAGCAGCGTCCGCAGATGCCCGTCGTTCCAGTTTGTGCTGGTGACGTTGTTGGGATTGCCGCCGGCGGGAATGATGCAGCCAAAGCGATGGGTAATCGGCATTAGGATCCTCCCGCGTTCTGACCGACCTCGGCGCAGTAGAGATCGAGCCAGGTGTGCATCTCGTCGGGATCGGCGATGTAGCGGATTTGAAACGTGCGCTTCTCGAAGCCCACCGTCATGTCCCCCGTCACCGGCACGCCCCACTGGTAGGGAATCCGGAGGCAGTGCTGGACGTCCTGGGCAATCTGCTGCGCCCGGTCCAGCTCGTCGCCGCGGAGCGTGCGAATGCTGGCCCAGCTCGTGAAGAGTGGGCTGGGCGGCAAAGTGCCTCCATCGGTGACATTGCGGGTTCCCGGCGCGAAGACAGTGATCTGCCGGTTAATGGCACCGATGGAGTTGGGGTCCGTGGTGATCATGCGGCGCAGCGGCATCGGAGAACCTCGGTTTAGCTGTGGCGCAGGACGGCAAATTTGACGGCCGCGTTGCTGCAGGTGAGGTTGATCAGGTTCCCCGAAGTAATCCAGCCTTGCGGATTGCTCATCTGGACAAAGTCGAAGGCCCCGGCCGCGATGGCCACCGCGCTGAGCGTAGTGTTCTGGGCGCCATAGGCGTCGGTCGCCGGAGTCACGGTGTAGGTGTAGCCGCTGCCTCCGGAGTTATAGACCATCAGGATCTCCTGCCCGGTGTAAATGTAGGAGTTACCGTTGACGGCATCGCAGGCGGCGGGGACGACAACGAGATCGCCGGCCTGCACCTGATAATTGTTGATTCTGACCGTCACCGGAGTGAGCGCGGTTGGGCCGGTGGCGTGCACCGGGTTGAGGGGAAGAAAAGTGATGATGCCGGCCAGGGCGACCAGGACGGCGACAAAAGCAAACGATCTGCGGGCGAATTTCATGACATTCTCCTTGGTTTTGAGTGAGTGGTACAACTGTGTTTGCGATGGAACTGCAACTAGGACCGGTGACGCACATTGGTTTGCCGAGTCCCGCCTGCTGCGCGGGAGGGCACGTCGTGCTGGCCAGCAAGTCGGGGCCGGTTGAGATCGACGGCTATGGCCCGATTCCGCCCGGTGCCATTCGCGTCATGGTGAGCGATGGCAAACGCTGGCGGCGATCGCGCCGGCGCGAGCTGCTGGCGCGCTTCGAAAGGTTTTGCAGGCGCTGGTTTTGGAACTTCTAGCGGATCCAGCCCCGCCGCAGAGCCGTGGCCACCAGCTCGACGTTGTTATCGACTCCGAAGAGCTGGCGGATACGGTAAATGCGGGTACGCATCGCGCCCAAAGCGATCTCGTACTTCGCGCGCAGGTCCTCGGCGGTTTCTCCCTGCGACAGAAGAAGGATGATCTCTAGTTCTTCCTCGTTGGGTTGGGGATCTGGGATCAGCGCGCGAGATCCTTTCGGGCGCTCAGTGTCGTGACGAATCGGAGTATCGACCCTCTCCCAATGGCGCTCTTGGCCGCGAGCGATCAGAGCGTCGATGCTTTCCCCGGTCGCGAAATGCTGGTCAACCAGGAATTCAACCTTTTGGGCTGTCGTCATCGTTTCACTCCTAAGTTCGCGGAACAGTCCCGGCAGTAAGCGAGAATTGTGTTCTTGCTGACACTGATCTCGCGCCCGCACTTGCCGCAGGCGAGCGTCTTCAAGTGCTGCGGGATCTCCACAACGTTGGTCGCGGGCATGGGATCGCTCCTTAGAGATAAGCGTCGGGGAACAGGTCGAACAGCGGCCGGTCCGGGTCGCTCAGCGGCACTTCCACCGCAGCCGGCGAGGGGAACTCGGCGGGCAGCAGGCCGGGAGGCGTGGATTTTTTGGTCGCCATGGATTTTCCCCCAGCCGTAAATTTTCCCGCAGCCGTGAAATTTTCCGCAGCATTGTCGGGGAAGAGCGCGAGTTGGACGCCCCGCAGCTTGCCGTCGAAGAGCTGCATCTGGCGACTCCGCTGGCTCTTTTTGGAGCGACCGGCTTTGAACGCTCGAGGAGAACTGCCAGTTGACTCAGCAGCCGCCGCCACCAGGACGTAGGGGCGCCATGCTCGGCTAACCCCAGGTTCGAAGATCCCACCCCAGGGCAGACGAAGCGCCGCATCCGCCGCGACCCTGTGGCCGCCGCCGGCCTTGCGGACTGCCCGCAACTGATATTCCCGGTTCAGCATGTCGGCCTGAATTCATGTCTTTTGCACCATTATAGGTGCAAACGTTCCTGTGGGAACCTTTTGCGCGAATGTTCCGGCCGGAAGCTCCGCGTCCTTGGCGAACACCAGCCAGTAGGCTTTCCAGTTTTCGAAGGGTTGAGGCGGCTCCCCCCAGCCATCACACTGCTGTGTGTAACGCTGGTACCTCGCCTCCAAAGTGGGCGTTTTACTCACAAACCCGCACTTCCGCCCCGGTTTTGGCGTCAAGAAGCTTGTGGAAGCTGGAACACTCGCAGACCATAACGACGCTCGTGCCGTTCTCATGGGCGCAGTGGGTGAAGCGCCACACCGTCACCGGCCGTTTGCCCGCGCATCCCGTGGCAACCATGGCGACCAAGGTGATCAGCAGGGGTCTAACAGCTCTGGCCCAAAGGCTCGAACCTAAAGCGGCTCGACGAACAAAAGCCAGGAGAGCGGCCGCCCGTGCTCGCGCACGGGAGGGGGTTCGTAACCGCCCTCCTGCTCCGGTGCAGGCTCTCACCGGGAACCTCGCTTAAAACGAACGCTAGGGCCGTTTCCCGGCCCGCTGGCGCACGCGGCGGCCGCCGGACGAAGGTCAGGGCCACCCGCTGGCTTTCCCAGCGCGCTCTGCAGGGCTGCTATGGCTCGGGCGGGAATCGGCGCATCCCCTGTGTTTGCAGCCACATGCTGTTGCGCAGGTCTTGGTAAAACATGGTTGACGGAGCGTGGGGGAAACCGGGCAAAGCCGGGAAACCGATAGCCACAATTGTGGCTATGGCTCGTAACCCTCCCCAAAGTCCCACACCCGATGATTCGAGCAGATCTGGCTGACCAGGTGGGGCACGTCCGCCACCTTGCCTTCCCTGCCTTCCACCACCGGTTCGCGGTTGTAGTAGAAGTGCGAAACCATGGCTAGGACGGCAATTTTCAGATCCTCGGGAATACCGGTGTCGCCCTGATACTCCACGAGCTGGTTGGGGCCCAGCACAGTGCCGCCTATGGCCGCCGCAAACTCCGGGCCCGGGTCCTGAGCCGGGCCCAAGAAGATCCAGGAGCCGCCGTTGTCAGGGGTGACTGTGCCGATGGTAGCGTTCGACGCGGGCCAAGCCGGGGCGCTTCCACCGCTGGTGAGTCCCGCCTGGGTGAATTCAATGTTCCCGTTGCCGTCCAGAACGATCGAGGGCGCGGCGTAAACATGGCCGGTCTGATAGGCCGGCGGCGCGATCGCGGTGTCGGAGTCCTGATCACCGGTTTCGTCGACTTTGGTCGAGATGCCCGCGGGCCCGGCATTAAACCACGAGCACATGCCGTCCGCGACGCTCTGGCCGATGGCGGCGAAGGTGGGAGGATCGCTTCCCGAGAGCGGGATCACCGCGCCAGTCGCCGGCGCCATCTGCACTTCCATGTTTCCATTGGCGTCGACGATGTAGGAGTATTGCGCGAACGCGGTATAGGGTTGCCACTGGGCCCCGATCTTGATGTCTTCGGTATCGGTCGAGAGCGAGGTGAACCCGGCGGTAAAGAAAATCTGCACCCGGTTGAGGCCGTTGATCGAGGGCGCCCAGAATTCGGTGGGGAAATACAACTCAGGCCAGAACTGCCCGAGCAGCAGCGCCGGCCAAGTCTGCCCCGCCAGCGGCGTGATGCGTCCGGGACGGCTGGCATAGTCGACGGCGAAGTCCTGGCCCGGCAGCATGCCGTGGAGCTGGCCGTCCGTTCCCACATAGACCAGCTTCTGCACCGCCGCCACCGGGCAACGCAGCAGGCGCACCCGCTGGTCTTTCCGGTTCATGATGGGCGCGCGCGACTGGTCGAAGTAAAACGGCCAGAGGGTGGTGGGGAAACGTTCCTCGTATTGCACGAAGTTGCGTTTCGCCAGGGTAAGCCCGGTCATGCTCTCCACATACCGCCGCGCCGCCGGAATCCAAATCGACTGGATCAGCCCGGAATCGGGCGTAGTGACCGGCTGGCGCAGAAATGCAATGGCCTCCGCCACGGAGACAGCATCGACGACGGGTTGGCTGACTTCGAGGATGGAGGCCATAAGCAGTTCTCAGTTCTCTGCGGCACGGCTGCAGCCCTGCTTGCTAGCTGTTGGGATTGGCGGGCGATCGGCGCGACCTTGGCGCCGGTTTTTCCGTCGACTCGCCGCTGGCCGAGGAGGAAGCGCTTGCTGTTGCCGCCTCGGGCGAAGAGGCCGCCGGTTGCGGCTCTGCGCTGGCCACTTCCTGTTTTTCGCCCTCATTTGAGGGAGGAAAATGGTAACTTTTTGCCGCGGGTGACTCTTCGGGCTTCGGCGCTGGCGCTTCCGCCCTTGACGGAACTGGCGCGGCCTTGCCGGTTTTCGAGTCTTTCTCTTTCACCGCTTCGGCGATGCCGGCTTCAATCCAGGCGTTCGCCAGGACCGGGTGGAGTTCCACGATGTCGTCCTGCTGGTAGCCGTGTTCGGGAAGATCGTAGGCGGGGTTGGCAAGGCCGGCGATCGAGGTCAGCATTTTCACTTTGATTTTTGGCATAAGGCTCCATGGAAAAGGTTCCGATCCCACGCTCACCAGGAATGTCGCCGAGGCGTATTCCGGCTTGCGGGTTCGGGTCAGGTAGTAGTAAAGGGTTTCGTCCAGAACGTGTTCCGTCCGGACAATGTGCAACTCGCGGAGGGCGTCGGCCCAGCGGTTGTCTTCGCAGGGCCAGCCCGTCATGGGGACGCGCAGCGCCAGCTCGCGCCGCATGGGGTTCAGGTGCGAAATATCGCGGAAGCGGCCGCCGCGCTCATCGCGCCCAACGCGGCCGTAGCCGAGCGATCGCTTCTCGATGCAGAGGAAGTGGCCGTCCATCCTCTGTTCCAGATTGAAGGCCACGTAATCCACGCCGTCGAGATGCGGCAGGATGCGCTCCACAAAGTGCGGTGGCACCAGGTCGTCGTCATCGATGAAGGAAATGTATTCCCCGCGCGACTGCTGCCGCAGAGCCTCGCGATTTTCCCCCACCGGCAAAGCTGGATCCGATTCCCGGATGAGCAGCTCGACCTTAGGAACCTTAGGTAGCTGCGGCCGCAACACTTCCAGCAGCCGGCCCAACAGCGCCGCGCGCGCGGGCATGGTCAGAATCAGGATCGACCAGAGGCAACTCTCGGCCATCAGCATGCCACCAGTTCGCCGTTGCGCAGGAAGCCGTGCCAGGCCGGTGTAAGGATCGAGCCCGCGCCGGCAGCGCAGGTATCGCCGTTTTTGTCCACGGTCAAATTGGGCGGAACGCCGTGGCGCACCCAGCACTTGTGCGGCTGGTTCGGACGCGTGCAATTGCTGCATGGTCCATCAATGTGCCAGTCGTGATTCGTGGGCACCCGGCACATGATGGAGCGGCCATCCGCGCCGCACCAGCCGGGGCAACCGTGAAACCAGGTCGCGTCCCACATGGCGCCGTCCGCGGCATCTCGCAGCGTCGTTTCCTCGCCGTTGTCGGCGCGGCGGTAGATGTGAGAGCCAAAGAGTTGCCACTCATCTTTTTCTTGAAACTCGTAACCGCACGCGCACCGGGTTGGCCAGAGCGGGTGTCCCTCGAAGTCAGCGGCGGTTTTCCCGTCATCGGTCCAGCACTTTCCGTCCTCGCGCATCACTTCCCGCGATTCATCCACGA